TGAACACCGAAAACCTTGCCATGTCTCGCGACTCTGGTGGTTCTCGTCGGCCCTCTTTTGAGCGTCGTAGCCGTCTAGCCCCCGTAAGGGGTCCCTCTTCTAAATCCGCCTGCGGTGGAGAGGTTAAACGGTGCACGAGCTGCTCGCAAGCAGAACGTTGTACCAAGGAGACGATCCACAATGGGATGCAGTTGATTCGGGTTAGATATGGCTTGCCATATTCTGAACTTCCGGACTGCACCTCAGATGAACTTTCACGTTTCCTGAATTTTCTTCTTCTACAGGGGCAGGCACGAGCCTCTGTAGCTTTCCCACGCTGCCAGCGTGTGGGAAAGGTTGATAAAAACGGTCTCTGTTTGCTACAGAGAATGGGACGGATGGAAAGGTGGGAGCTGGCCCACTCGATTTCCTCCATTAAGCGCAACCTGCCAACGGGTTGCATCCGTCACCTGCCCTCAAAGCGTTCCTCGTGGGAACGGAACGCTTTCTCTCAACCCCCCCCTCAATCCGCTGAGTATCTCGCACACGTTCGTCGTTGTGCTGCTCAGATCTTTCCTGCAGGATGGGATAAGAACTACCCTCGCTTCGTCGGCGAGCATGTTCCTAACTCAACCTCACGCCTCCAGCCTCGGTCTCGTGCCGACGTCCTCTGGAAGGGTAACAGGGAAGAATTTTTTAACGTGTGTCTACAGGAAACAGAAACTGCTCCTCTGTTTATGGCACGTTACAAAGAAGTTCCGACAGCTGGGAAGCTTCGGCCCTTGCTGATCTATGACCCCGTCATAGACTGTTTAGGTCCGCTTCATCGCTTGATGTATTCACATCTTCAGCGAGCCACGGACTGGCTTCTTTGTGGTCCTCCGACCGAAAAACGGATTACATCTGTCCTAGTCAATGAGTACCAGACCTCGGTAGATCTGGTATCTGCAACTGACGGCCTCTACCACTCTGTGGCGGAGGCACTCCTCGAAACTGCTTTCTTCAGCTCGCTGAAGATACCTCGAAGCGTTCGCTCATTGGCGATTGCTTCTTTGTCTCCCTTTGTTAGGGATGGCGAGGGCATTCTGCGAAGAGTCAGGCATGGACAGATGATGGGTGCCTACCTCTCCTTTCCCCTTCTTTGCTTACAGAGTTATTGCGCCGCCCGGTGGGCTGCGCGCTTTGATTCTGGAGCCCGATTTCTCGTGAACGGTGATGACACTGTCATATCTGCCTCACGAGCTATCAGCGTACAGGACTATCCCTCGGGATTCCGGCTCAACGCTGATAAGACGATTCGGGCGAAGAATGTTGCGGAGGTTAACTCCACCGCTTTTCTGCGCATGAATGGGAGATGGCGTGAAGTACGCCATCTAAGGAGAGGAGGTGCTCCTGCCGATTATAAGGGGATGATGCACATGGCGAAAGCCACGGCATATCGCCCTTGTTGGACCGACGCCTTCCAGAGGTGTCGGATCGGTAGGAGGTGGGGTTTCCTCCCATCTCAGATAGGTCATTGGACCTATGCCTCTTTTAAGAGAGAGAGGCAGTTGGTGCGTCGGCGTCACTTTACCGACCTTCCTGGACCGCCTTTGTGCGCGGTGCCACCAACTCTGCGTCGGATCCAAGGTAGGGATCCGACACCATTAGAAGCCGAATCTCTTCGGGATTTTATGTGGACTAATGGTAGATGGGGGGCTTTAAAGAGAGATGAATGGAATCCGTCCTGCGGTTCCATTCGTCGGAGCTTCCGGTATAGGACTAGGCCGGCTAGTTCTTATTTCACCTTCGTCGGGTGGAAGACCGGATCTAGGTGCCCAGCACCTAGTTTTGTACTCGTCCCGGACAGTTACGAAACTGAAGAGGAGAGTTTGGGTGCTTTCGTGTTGGATCTTTGGCGCCAGGCCTTGGATTCGCAGGTCGAAAGCAGTGGATGATTCGGTGGCTCCCGCCGTCTCTGGCCGATTGTGTTGGACCGTACATAGGTATTGGTAAATGGCGGGTTGCGCTCAGCGCGTGAAACATCTTCCGAGTACCTGAGGCGTCAGGCCGGGAAATGTGACCTTAAATGCCGCAATATCCATATAGACTCTTGTTGAGTGATGTATGCTCCATCGTCGCGGGGCGCTTTGCGCAGGACGATCGGGGAGGAGGATGAACTACCGCCGG